GAGTTTCGCGGTAGACGAGAAGCTATACGCGCCAGTGAGCGAAACATAGGGCTTGCTAATTACTTCCGCATACGGCATTATATAGACATGGAAAAGAACACCACCACGAGATCACCGAAGAAGAAGCAGACCAAGAACTTCACGCCATGAGGAAGGAGCGGACGGTGCAAACCGCTCCTTCACCTCACGTTCAACTAGCTGTCGAACTGGCTGAGCATATGTTCGGCCGGGCGCCGTCAGTAGAGCGCGAGGTAGCGCGAGTGCGACTAGAGGCAGCGGCGAAAGCCTATCCAGTTGGCCCGATCTGTCGCGAGTGCGGAGCGCCAGCTGAGTACAGCCATGACACCCTTTGTGGACCTTGTGCTGTTGAGCGCGGGGATGAGCAGGCCGAAGAAGATGCACTGACTAGAGCGGATATTCGGGCTTCCCAGCTATGAACCGAGGCGCAGCTAACGCAATCAGCCTGAAACTGGCCCAGTCCTTCCCTGAGATGAACGCATCCGTGGAGAAGGATCGCGCCTTAGCCCGGAGATACGCGGAGATGGCCGCCTTTCTCAGAGTTACAGTGGGCCTGGACAACGGCCTCACCAAGAGACTCAAGCGCAGGGCCTACACAGTCAGAGGCTCAGACTCAGTCCGTATCTCTTTGGATGAGTTAGAGCAGTTGATTGTCAAAGTAGCTATCTTCGAGAAGCGATGACCACCGGACAAGACGACGACGACGCCTGCAAGGCCGCCATCAAGGAATGGGAGGCCCAGGAAAACCCCACCCCGCTAGGTTGGGAAGAGACAATCGGCTTTCACCGAGGCTGGGGCGCTGCTCTAAGGTACGAACGGAATCGTCTAGCGCGTGAACTGACGGCCAGGATAGATCGGCCATGAGCATCCGGACTACTGTCCCCAGTCTGGCTAAGCTCCTTGGAGTAACCCCGAGATACATCCGCATCGAGATTGAGGCTGGACGGCTGCAGGCTACCAAGTTCGGTAGAGACTGGGTTATCGCAGAGGAAGCGGTCAAGACATGGAAAGCCAACCGGCCACTAAAGCGAGGCCCGAAGGTTCATGGAGAAGGGACATCGTCAAGGTAGATATCGAGGACTGGGAGAAGATCCTGAAGATTCTCTATGCGTTCGAGGCAGCTAAAGCCACGGCTCAATCGCGGTTAGATGAATCCATGGCCAAGGCCCTCAAAGCCCTAGAGACTCGCTAAAATCAAGGCGTGGTAATCACCAAGCAATCACCCCCCTGGATCAACGGACAGAAGCTAGAGTATTACCAGTACATCTGCTCTCAGTGTGGAGAGGCAAAGAGCGCCGGAGATGAAGCCAGAGTCCGTCTGATGGCTGAGAAGCATGAGCAAGAACACAAGAAGATCACCGAGATAACCCCTGAACTAGCCAACGAGGAACTTCACGCCATGAGAGCGGAGAAGCGCGACTATCTCGATGATCCACCTGTAGAGGACTGATGCAGCCGCTCTGTACGGCTCACAGCTCTAGGACTGGGGAGCCTTGCCAGAAACAGGCCATGAAGGGTCTGACAGTTTGTTCCTCCCATGGGGGTAGGACACCGGTGGCTAAGGAAGCCGGACTTCGCAGGTTCAACGAGCAGCAGGTCATCGCCAAGGCCAACGTCCTGATCGCCCAGAACATGGAGCTAGTCTCAGAAGACCCCTTTGCCAACCTCCTGCACTCCGTAAGAACCGCAGCCTCGGCTGAATTGACCTACCGCGAACTGTGGCGTTCTCAGGTAGACGACCTCATCCCTGTAAGTCACGGTATGGCAGGGACACAGCTAGAACCCCATCCCTATTACAAGATGTGGATCGACTGGACAGACCGACTCGCGAAGTTCGCCAAGATGGCCATCGACGCCGGTATAGCCAAGCAGATCGTCGACCTGGAGCAGAAGCAAGCCGAGTTCACCTTTGCCGTCGTGCTTCACGCCCTTGAGCGACTGCACCTAGACGACGGGCAGCGCCAAGAGGCACTATTGGCGGCGAAGGAATATGTACTACTAAGTGACACCAAACTTAGCTTTAGCTCAACTCCTTGAGGACGCAGCCAATCCCAAGCCTCCAGTCCCACAAGAGCAGGTCTTCTCGGCCCTCGGGTACGTCCCTACCCCGAAACAGTGGGAGTTCCACAAAGCCACTGAATATGACGTCCTTTACGGTGGGGCAGCGGGTGGGGGTAAGTCGAAAGCTATCGTCATGCACGCTCTATGGGCTGCCGTGGCTTATCCAGGCATCAGAGTTATTGTCTTCCGGCGCACCTTTGACGAGTTGGCCGAGTCAATTATCCCAGAACTTGCTGCTGTCGGATTTGGTGAAACTCTTGGGTTTACGTGGAATGGAACTAAGAGCGAGCTTACCAGGGGACGCAGCCTCATCCGACTCAGATACCTCGAAACCTTGGTCGACGCTTCCAGACGGCAAGGTGGCCAGTACCAGCTCATGCTCTTCGACGAGCGTACCTTACTCGGCCCAGGAGTTGCGGAGCTTGTCATGGAACGAATCCGAACCTCAGTCGACTCCCGCATTCCGGTCTTGGGTATCAGATCCACTTCGAACCCCGGCGGGTCAAGCCACGGTGAGATCAAAGCCAGGTTCATAGATGCGACCAAGCACGGAGAAGTGGTTACTTCGGATGCTCACGGCCACGCGATACGGTTTATCCCTGCCAGAGTGGACGATAACCCTCATATTGATCCTGGTTATCGCGCTCGCCTGGAGGCTATCCCAGACGCCGCCCGTCGCGCCGCCATGCTAGACGGATCGTGGGACTCGTTCAGCGGCCAGGTCTTTACCGAGTTCAACAGGGACAAGCACGTTGTCCAGCCGTTCCCACTTCCAGAGAGTTGGCCACGCTACAACGGTGTGGACTGGGGATATGTCCACCCTTGGGCTTCCATCTGGATCGCCGAGGATGAGGACGACCGAGTTTGGGTTTACAGAGAGATCTACGAATCAGGAGTCGGAGAGCATGAGCAAGCCAGAAGGATCAAGAAAGCCGATGAAGGCGACCCCGTCGTCTATCGAGTCGGTGACCCCTCCATGGAGAACAGGCGAGGTGACGCAGAATCCCTCACCAGCGCATATCAGACTGAAGGCGTCGCACTCAATCCCGCAAACAACGACCGGCTGGCTGGGTGGGCTAAGTTCCATTCATACCTCTCGGACGCTCCAGCCTGTCCCCATCACCGAGCGCAGGGACTTGAGAAATGCCCCCGAATTCACTTTTTTGCCAACTGTGACAACCTCATCCGAGAAGTGGCCAATGCGGTGTATTCATCGACTAAGCCAGAGGATGTGGAGAAGGTAAACGATGACGCAATCGATGCGTGCCGCTACGCCCTGATGGCTCTCGGCACAAGGGCATCCTTCGTATTCGCCGAACCTACAGGAAATAAGCCTAAAGAGATCGGGCCGTTCGTCGTGGTCGAAGGAGAAGATAGTGGCTCATGGGTGTTTTAGATGGGCCTAGCCTCTTGGATCACCGAAACCTTTCTGTCTGACTCCATCGCAGAGGCAGCGGCTAAGGCGACCGCCCTCATGGCACCGGAGAACGTACCGGAGAGACAAGGCTTCGTATTCGGTGTCCCTGCTACGGGTACTGGAGGCGGAACCCAGGCAGCGAGTCGCCAATCACGCAAGCAAGGGTTAGAGCAGCTTGTCGACGCTTATCAGCAGTGTTCGCCTGTCTCTGACTGTGTGGATGCCATCTCCAAGGGTGTCGTAGCCGGTGGGCTTGTCATCGTCCCCAACGACGGAGTCGCTCCTGATGCTGCGGAACCCCCTGCCGTCATGGAACTGCGCCAACTGATGCGATTCACCAACAAGAAGCAGGACATGATCCAACTTTGCCGCGGGGCGGTGACCGACCTTCTAGTCACGGGTGACTCCTACACCGAGCGGGTCGATGTTGCAGGCGCACCGGTGGCTCTGTTCTCCCTTGACTCGACCACTATGTCAATCGACGCCGATGGCCATGGGAACGTGAACGCCTATCACCAGTACATCGGCCCCAAGCAAATGGCCGACTTCGAGCCTGAGCAGGTGATCCACATCTCGCTAGATTCACCTAAGGGCGGGCTGTACGGAACTAGCCCGACGCTGAAGGTAATCATGCCGATCACGACCTGGCTGTGGGCTGGGACTTGCCTGATGGAATCCATGAAGCGGGGAGCTCCACCGAGACTGCACATGGACTACCCACACGGAACGTCACCCAAAGACATCGAGATCAACACTTCCAAGTACATCACGACCGTACTAGGCCCGAAGAACATCGGAACCCCACTCAACTCAGTCGGTGGAGCTGTTGCGAACAACCTGGAGCCAAACAAGTCTCTAGAGTTCCTGGAAGTCCAGCGGGTCATGAGAGACATCATCGTCTCCGGCTTCCAAGCCCCACCGCAGAAAGTATCGATTGTCGAGTCAGGCAATCTAGGCGGCGGCACAGGTGAGGCCCAGGACAAGACCTGGCGCATAGACGTAATCCTTCC